TCAGGCATTTCAATAATGGCACCAGCACCAGCAGAAGCATTAACACTATTTGTTTTAACTAATGACGGGTGGTTTGATAATCTAATTAATTGTTCTATTTCTGAATATTCATTGTAAATAGCTTTTTGTAAATCAGCTATGTCAGTTAGGTCTGATTGACCAATCCCTCTTTTGTGACTCTTGGAATTGTATAAAATAACTGCTGGTATTTTGCCAATCAGATTATCGGCAGTATCTATTACAACAGGTTCTTCTCTTTCAGGCATATAAACTGTATCAATCCTGTCAGGATACCAAACCCTCATATATGTTCCATTATCTTTATCAACTTCCTCTCTTATTTTTAAATAATCTAACTCATACTTTCCGTTAGGTTGTCTTTTAAAATTCCAATCTAAAACATTTTCAGGAGTCACAATAGATACATAAGGTCTAATATCTTGTTGTAGTTCTTCTGCTCTAGTGCTTGTTTGAATATTTGGTTTATCTAAGATCATAAAACAATGACCATAAATAGATGAATAGTTTTGTGCCTGTTTAATTACTGAGTTAAAACTGTTACCCTCTAAGTCAGCGTCTTTTAAAAATGATTCTAAACTTTGTTCTTCTGATAAACTTTCAAAGTTTCTTGATGGTTTAACTCTAAATAAAAATGATGAATAGATTTGTATTACGTTTCTGCAATGATTATCGCAAGGTGTATTAGCAAGTCTTTGATTGAACTCGTTATCTAATTCTAAATTATATCTATTTAAGTATTGACCTAATGTATAATCGTAACCACCATTATAAGATCGTATATAATATTCCCAATTCGTAACTGTTTCTTTATAGTCTTTGTGTACTTCTAATGCTGAGTCTCTGTTATATGCCATTACTTAATTGCCCATCTTGATGGTTTAGAAAATGAAACATTGCTAGTAAGAGGTTTGATAAAATCAATTAAGTATCCTAAAGCATCATTCATATGGTCAAAACCTTGTTCTTTGTCAGGAATATTTGTGTTTTCCTTGTATATCTGTCTTTGTAATCCTTTTATCATTGTTTTGCAAGATTTTGAAACGAAAATATGTCTATGACCTTTAGAATCTTTGAGTTTAGAATTTACAGCATTGACTCTATCTCTAATAGACGGGTGCTTGTGTTTAACTTTTACTTTGAAACCAGCGTTCTGCAATATAGATAAATCAGTTCTACCACCAGCAGAAGTTTTACGTTGTCTTGAAGCTGGGTCAGGATATATAAATATCTGTGCTTTAGAACCATATCTATCTCTTATCTCTTGGCACATTTCATCAGTATTACTTGAATAAATTACTATTTCATCTACTACATAAATCTTATCTTTTTCTATTTGTGCAACACAAGCTGACATTGGGTCTACGTTAAAGTCCATTCCTAAATGAAAAGGTTTAGTCCAATCTATTTTCTTATCTATAACTGAATCAACGGGATGGAAGTTGTAATAAACAGCACCAGCATAATTCTCAAAAGTTCCCTCAAACTCTTGTCTAAATGTTCTAATATCAATATCTTGTTTAGCTTGTTCTATCTCAGCTCTAGAAACCATACCACCTTGAATAGTAGTATATTGGAAACTAGCCCATTGATCGTCTTGCTTACCTTTAAGATACATTTCATAAGACCAATTACCATAACCTTTAGGTGTTCCACACATTAAAACATCTCCCAAAGTATCAGCTATTGATGCTCGTAACACTTCAAACCAAGTTCTTTTATCTATATCCGCAAATTCATCAAGTATTAAAAAGTTTAACCCTGTTCCTCGTAAAGCATCATAATTATCAGCACCTTTTAAAGATATAATACTATTACTTTTTCTAATTGTAATAGACATAGTTGTTTCGTTAATATCTTCTATCCAATTAAAATGATTAAGCATTTCTTTTAAATTAGACCAAGCTATCTCTTTAGCCATTTTAAAAGTTGGTGCTATATACCATATTTTTTGATTTGGTTTAGATGCGTATTTCATCATTTCAGTAATACATAGATAAGTCTTACCGAATCTTCTACCTGATATTAATACTCTAAATCTTTTATCACACGAACTAACTTCGTATTGAGGTTTTGTTAGTTTGATTTTCATTTTAACTAGATGTTATCTGCTCACATTTAAAGCTTACCATTATCTTGCCTTTGCTTACTTCGTGCATACCTAGTTCTTGGTTTATCGTAATTGCATTTAAATATCCAGCAGTAGTACAATCATAGAATGAATTATAGGGTTCAAAGTTTGGATATGGTTCAGAGCATTGTTGATAAACAGCAGAACATATTTGTAAAACTAATATGAACTTCACTTCTTTTTCTTTTTATAGAATAATCTATTTACCCTAATCTTCCATATGCACGTTGATATTTTTGAAGCTATATGCTCTATTTTTCTTAATATAAAATCTATCATCTTTTTCATTTAAGTATTATTTTTTTTATTGATTTTGAACCATCAATATTTAATTCTATTTCTGCTTCACCTGTCCAACATTGGTATCTTATGTTTTCGCTATACTGTCTTTCAGCTATCCTTTTATGTCGGAGACATTGAGCCATACCCTCAGGCTGGATTCGGGCTTCCTTAATATCACCGCTAACAAACATTAATAATCCTACGACAGCTTCTATCATTGTGTTTTTCCGTTTCCGTTGTAATACATATCTCTATTTTTATCTTTTAGTTCTTCAATGTCCTCTAATACCTTATCCATTTGTTTTCTTAAAAATTGTATATTAACTTTGTTCAATGCCATATCTTCAATATTTTTATTTAATTTATCAGTAGTTTTATAAAGGTCTTCAATCATCATAAATTGTTCTGAGTCTGCTGGTAAAGAACCCATCTCTCCTCTTGGCCATTTAATTCTAAACTCTGTATTCTTTTCTAAATCAGAACTCATAAGTTCTAATTTTGTTGAGTGCTGATTTAATTTTTCTACAATTCCAAAATAACCCCATACACCTACTGCAACAATCGCTATTAAACTAGCAACTGTTTTCATTGGCATTTGTACTTGTTGTTCTTCTCCTATTTTAAGTGCCATAACCTTTTAATATCCATTCGTATATCTTCTTTAGAATCTTTCTAATCTTCTTCATAATTTAAATCCTTTTTGCCAAGTTCTCATTGCCCAAAAAGCTGGAGATAAACTTTTCTGTCCTCTTACCTTTGCAAGTATTGGACGGAATCTCGCAAAAAAACTTCTCCGTCTCGCTGGGTCATTTCTACCTATGCTCATACCCTTTGCTCCAAAGTTCACTTTCTGTACTCTACCTGTTCTATTATTCTTAACAAATACTTTGAACTTCTTTACATCACCTCTTTGTACTTTGTTAAGTTTAACTGTTCTTCCTTTGTACTTTGCCATAACTGACTAATAGCACAAAAGCTTCAAGTATTAAACTTTATTGTGGTTCGTGACCGCTACAAATATACCCTATGACCTGTTTCCCGTTATATTCGTGATAGACATGGTTAGAGAATAGCTTACGTTTTTTCTGTTCGTGAACTCTAACATTAGTATGAAACCAAGCAGAGCAAGATTGCTGTATCTCAAACGTCTTGATTTTAACATCTCCAAACGTAGTAAGATAGAGTAAAGAAATAATAATAGGCTTCATCTTTTAAACTGTCTTAACCGCCAAGAATGGCAGATATAGTTATCTTTAACAGCTGGTGCATTCCATTTACCACAATAATTCCTACGATTGCTAAATAAATAACAGTTACCGCAAGCCGCTTTTGATGTAGTTTTTTGGAAAGATTGAGGAAGTTTATAATCTATGATTTCTCCGCTAGGGTAGAAATTACTTCTTTTTTTTATCATCTTCTATTTTGTTTTTGTAGAATAAATTAAGAAATGCTTTATACGCACCACCACCATTATAATCATTTTCTTGGTCAGCTTCTTGTTTAAGCTTATCTAGCATCTTATTGAACTCTTTAGCTTCTTTGTCACTTACTGTCATTTCTTGTCCTTTATAACTTTTATTAGTTGATTTGCTACTGTCGATATTGGGTCTAAATTAATATCTTTAGTAGTGCAACCTGTAAATAGTAAAATGATTGTTATGCTAACGACCTTGACCACGATATTTTTTTCTTTTTGGTATTCTCTTTGAATAACTTTTAGTATGCCGTCTTGGTCTTTTCTTCCTAGTTCTTTTGACATAATTACTAACCCCGTATAGAGGTTTTTTCTTAGCCATCTACTTTGTCAGCTTCAATGATTAATGGTAAAGGTTCAACAACAGACTCAGTTTGGGTTCTATCTTTCATTCCAAGATAATTTTTTGATAACCATATTTGCATATTGGTATTATCTTTTTTAACAGCTTTATCCCACATCTTTTTTCTTAAACTAGCTTTTCCCTTTTCTCTAAACTGCTCGATAATATCGGCATAATTTCTTTTTAAAGTTCTAGCAGATACACCCATAACACTAGCAATTTCATAAGTAGGACAACCAATAGACGCTAGGTTTTTAAGTATTTCTAAATCCACTATAATTCTTGGTCTACCTCTATCTTGCCTTTTTTCTGTCTTAATTGTCTTATTTTTGTCCATTTTTAAGTTCTGCTTTTTTACCTGTAAAGTTTTCCCACCTTTTAATTATTACATCACAATATTTAGGATCTAATTCTATACCATAACATTTTCTATTTGTTTTTTCACACGCTATAAGAGTGCTTCCTGATCCTAAGAATGAGTCAAATATTATATC